CCGACTTCTGATATGCTTAAGCAAATTATGGAAATTTGCGTTGGCCCAGGCGAAGGCTCGGCAAAGGGGAAGATGATTCTTGACCTTATTGCTGCTGCTACTGGCCTCGGTAGTGGCGATGTTGCTGCTGAAACCACAGATGTAACAGGAATGAGCAAAACTTCGGGAACCCCCGCACAAGCTAATCTTAGTGACGATGAAGACGATAAAGATGAACTTGAAGAGTCTTTGAATGAACTTGAAGACCTTCGCAAGTGGAAGTCTGAAAAACTTAATGAAGAAAAAATATTCTCTTTGCTTAAGGAGAGTAATTTAGAGGCGACCCCTGTTTTTGTAAAGCAACTTTCCGCAATCGGTGAAACGATGTGGGCAGAAGCTATTGATGACAGGAAAAAGGTTGCTCTTGTGAGAGCTAGTGTTAAGCCAGTTAGTTCGACTGCAATCCAAGGCGAGTCGAACTATCAACAGTTTCGAGAAAATGTCCTTGGCAAGTAAGCCATCCATTTAAGGAGTCTATGACTATGGCGATTACTTACAGTTTCAATGCGACTAATCCTGTGGTGGCCCCTGTTGCCACCGACAAGGCGATTCAAGTTGGCGATCTTGTAGCTCTATCTTCCGGTAGTGCTATTTCCGCTCTTGATTTTACTTGGGATACCAACTTGGCAACAACCCAAGAAAACTTTGCAAGTGCTTTTCTTGGCATTTCTGGCCAATTAAAGAGAGATGATATCGCACTTGTGTATGGTAACTCAGTAGACAACCAAATTCGGGTTGACTGCTCTGGTATCTACGCTGGAACTTATACTGGTTCCGCTCTTATTGTTGGGGATTTTGTTGGCCCCACATCAGTATCAAATGTTCTTCAGCCACAATCTTTAGTGAAGGTAGCAACCGTTGCCCTTGCTATTGGTCGAGTTGTTGAAGCACTTGCTGCTACTGGTACTGTAAAATTCCAATTGTTGTCCGCTCAGAACCCTGTGGCCCGATAATCCACAACTTTTTAAGGAGATTAGCATGAAGAGTCTAGGAAAAAAGCTGAAGGAATTTGGCCAACAGAATGGTTTAGCTAAAACTAAAGCGTTCTTTTCTGAATCCATTTCCAAAGGCGATGTTTCGGTAAGCCGAATTTCGCTTCGTGGTCTTGCTGAAGGTATCATGGGAGATGATTGGGCTGAACAGCTTAATCGCTTCAATGGCCCTGATCGAACCTTTATGGAAGCAACCGAAGCAGTAGATGCTTCTAACTTTGCTGCCATCACAGGTCAGATCCTTATCACTACGGTTCAAGAAAAGTATAAGTTGGCATCATTCATTGGTGATCAACTTGTATCGACCATCCCTGCTGGTCAGAACCTTTCTACTGAGATCATTCCTTGGCTATCGGACATCAGTCCTTCGCCAGAAGTGGTTCAACCTGGTATGCCTTATCCGCAGACTCAGTTCTCCGGTAACTATGTACGACTTCCAGCCATCGAAAAGGTGGGGCGAATTTGTGCGATTACCGCTGAAATGATTTACTCGGATAAGACTTCACAGGCTTTAGCATCTGCTGAATCCGTAGGTACTTATTGCGGTCTAGTTCGTGAAGAAAGAATTCTTAACACGGTACTAGGCCTCACAGGTAGCTATGTATACGGTACTGCTACTGGTTCTGAATCAACCTTGAATACCTATTCAACCTCTGCACAAGCGGGGATGACTTTTGGTTTCATCAATAAGGTTGCTTCTTATGCGTTGAGCAATTTTGCTAGCATTAATACGCTAGAACAATTGTTCTACCAGATGAAAGACCCTAATACTGGTAAGCCAATCGACATCTTTGGCCCTGGTATGCAAATGCTAGTTATGCCTTTCCAGAAGTATACCGCTGGCCGTATTCTTAACCCTGCAACTATCACCAAAAATGGGCCTTTTGCCACTTCTGGTGATGTCGAGCAGTTGGAAAGTCCTAACCCATTGGATACTAACTATGGTCTTCTCACATCTGCTCATGCGAGAAACTTGTTAGTAACCAGCGGTGTTGCTGCTGCAACCGCAGACAAGTATGTATTCCTTGGCAACTTCAAAAAGGCTTTTGTATGGCGAGAAGCCAAGCCAATGGAAGTTGTGCAAGCACCAGCTAACAACTGGGCCGAATTCAACCAAGATATCGCTGTTGCGATCAAAGCTTCTTGGTGGGGTTCTGCTGGTGTTACTGATCCTCGCTATGTGGTTCAAGGTCTTCCCGCTTAGTCCTACCTAACCAAAGTTGGGGGCTAGCTCTTAGCCCCTAGCTTTCTTTTTAAGAGGTTATTATGCCAACTCCAGCCGAGAACCTCCTGACTATAAGAGATAACTATATAAACGCATTGGTGACTGATTCTGCCAGTCCACAACCTTCTTATTCATGGGAAGGTGTTGCTGTTTCTAGGACAGAGTGGAGGCAGCAAACCTTGCAGCATATTACCCAGGTAAATAAGTTAATGACTTATGTTGATCCTCAGACATTTAAAACACAATTTATGTAAGAGGTGTGTATGCCTACATTAGATTTGTCTCAAGAATATCATGTATTTGATAATCCAGAGGTGCTTATCCTGACAAATGTAGACAATGATACTGTTACAACAAGTTACGGATTTAGAAGGGCAATGACTTTAGCTTATACCGATCAAAGTGGTGTAGCTATAGTTGAACATATAACTAGGTTTTTGGTATGGAAAGCCAATCTTAGCGGGTTTAAGCCAATGATTGATTGCGAGATAACCGATACTAGCTCGGTTAAGTATTATGTCAACAGCGTTGATAACTCTGGAGATAGAGAATACTACGGATTGGATTGCACCCAAAAGAGTTAAATATGAATAACAGAATATATCGCAAGCCAAGACCGATTATGGATGCTAATCCAGCAGATCGTTACACTACGATTATGGATACTGTTGCAGAAAATCTTGTTGCTTTAGGTTACACGGTATATAAGCGTAAAGGTGCGGTCATCAGGGAGACTGATTCTTTCCCATGCGTAGTAATAGCCCCTTCGGAAGAAGGCGAAGAATTAGGTATAGAAACACTTGGCGGTGTATCGGAATACATCTATTCTGTTAGGGTTTATTATGTCCAAGAATATGCTAGGGATTTAGTGTATACGGATCTTGATGACAGGTATAAAATAAGAAAAGAAATATATCAAATAAGTCAGTTCACGGCTTCACTTAGCCCATCACGAATAAACATTAAAGGCATTCAACCATTTTCGGTCAATAGTAACCCGAATACAGTTTACAATGTTACTGGTTTTAAGGTATCATATGGTTTCATGGAACAAGGTTTGGTTTAATCTAAGGAGTTTAATATGCCAGTAGACAATATTTTTATCACAGGAAAAACAGCAAGACTTATCATTGAAAGAACTGATACAGCGGTTCCAATTTCAATCCCTTGTACATCAGTTACTATTGCAACCAAAATTGATACTCCAGAGGCAAGTAATTACAACTCATTAGGGTTTGTAGAACTTGTTGCTGGTATTCAAAGTGCAGAAATAACTGTAGAGGCAGTTTACAATAAAGATCAAATGCCTGTTATATTTGCTGGTATGAAGGCAGATGTTGTTTTTCAGCCAGACGGTGGCAGAACTCCGTTTCTAGCAGCACCCCCAACATCTAATCAGGCAACATTAGATACGAATGAATATCTTGAATACGAAGGAGATCCTTTAACATTTGAATTCAATAACTGTACGGTAACAAATGTTACTTATGATGTAGCTGTAAGAGATGTTCAAAAGTTTAAGGTTACATTAGTTCCTTCTTCCGCAGTAGGTGTTGATTTTGGTAATTTCGCTTTCTAAAAAAACAATATAGGAGAATTTAAAAATGGCTATTCTTTCTGGAAGACGAGCGACAGTAGATATTGGGGCTTTAGCCACCGTTCCAGCAACTAATGTTTCTGTTAACTCAAAAGCAGAAATAATTGATACCACATCATTTAAAAATGAAGGCTTTGACTCCCATGTTATCGGTCTTTATTCCGCAGAAATAACTTTAGACCTTCTTGAAGTTTATGAAGGTTATGGGTTAAAACAGGGTGATGTTGGTTCTGTAACCATTTACGATGGTGATGGTACTCCTGGTCAGGCAGTAACCATAACCAATTGTATAATAACTGCTGTTAATTATACTTCAGATGTTAAAGATGCTCAAAAAGTATCATTAACACTTGCAACTTTTGGTGATTTTGATTTTGAGATTGGTGATTTAACATAATTTTTAAAAGGAAGCATTCATGCCAGATACAGTTGGTAATTTGTTAAATTCCAGCGGTGAAGGGTCTTTGACCATTGAATACAATGGGAAAAAATACACCGCTGGACTCATTACACAAAAAGTTAAAGCTGAATTTGAAAAGAGGATGGAGAAGAAAGCTCTCGATTCTATTTTTTCAATGAAGGACAGGTTAGAACCTGTTGAATTCCGTGAAGCAATTTCTTCTGTAACAAGAGATATTGCGAGCGGGATTTATTCATTTGGTTCCGAGAACTCTATAGCATCGTTGTCTACTCCATCAGGAGCATTGGCATTCGCATCTATATTGTTTTCTGCACCTGAGAATGAAATTCAAGATGTCATGCTTGTTGAGAATGATAGGTTTGAAGCCGTAATGGAGATAGTTCGGGATAAATCCTTCCCAAACGGCAAGAAGGTGTAGGCGAGGGTTCTTTTAATCCAAAAGAACCAATACCTCCACCTAATTTAAAAACTTACTATGTGAATTTGATGGATAAGCCTTATCTCCTTCGACCCTGGGAGATTGAGAAGTTGACCGATAGGCAGATAGTCGAACTTTATTATCGAAGAAGAGATGATAAAGGTGTTCCTGTTAATATTCCTGACGAAAAGCATGAATGGAATACAAGAAAGAAAATCGTTCCTATTGAAGATATGGTGTTGCAAAAATACCTTAATTTTATGAAAATGGGAGCATCATTAGGGGTTGGTGAATCTAAGATGAAAAGCTCTTGGATCAGGAAATTTGGAAGTTTACCACCAGGGATAAAATAATGGCAGATATTCCATTAAAACCAGAAGACGAGATGACGAATGACCTGGTTGGTGCGGTAGAAAATATAGCCCAAAGCGTTAAGGCTGGATCAAGGGATTTCACCAAAAGCTTTACTGGTTTGACTACGGCAATCAAAAGATTGCAAACAACTCTTGTAAACGCAATTAAAGCGATAAAAATTCAAGTAGTAGCAAAGCCTGAGAAGGTTCAAAAGGCAGCAACTAGGGATAAGTCTACATCTACAAAAGAGGTTGTAAAAGAAAAAGAAACAAAGACTGAAGTAGCACCAGAGAAGAAGGCTAAGACTCCAAAGGTAGACCCCAATGCTGCTTTAGACGAAAAGGTTTTGGGGTATATAAGAAAAAATCCAGAGGCTAGTGGTGGAAGGATTGAAAAAGACATTGGTTCTGGAGAAGGAACTTTGTCTTCTCCAGAACTTAAAGATTCTTTAGAACGACTTATAAGGCAAAACAAAATACTTGAGGACTCCATTGGTGGTTCTTCAATTAGGATGTATAGTGCTAACCCTGAGATCAAAGCACCTGAGATCAAAGCACCTGAGATCAAAGCACCTGGTGCTGCACAAAAAAAAGAACCTAAACAAAAAACACCAAAAGCACCTAGTCAACCAAAAGTTGCAGATCCAATAGAAGCAGCGGAAAAAGAAAAGACAAAGAAACAAAAGCAAGAAGATGCTGACCTTAGAAGCCAGAAGTTAAGGGATCAAGCAAAGATAATTGCTTTGCGTTTAGAAGAAGCATTAAAGCCAAAACCAGTCAAAGAAGCAAAGCCACCAAAAGAACCAAAGGCAGAAAAAGAACCTAAAAAAACAATTGATCCTCAAGAAAAAGAAAGAGTAGTTAAAGAAAAAGCCAGAGAAAAAGAAATACAAAAGAGGCAAGAGAAGGTTAAGCCAGTAAAGATTTCTTCTTTGATTGAAGGTATTAATCAGACTGGTGATGCTTGGTCTAAGATGATTTCTGGAGTTAGACAATCAATCATAGACAATGAAAAGATTGTAAAAGCAGATGAAGAACAAGTTAAAAAAACTGGTAAAGAAGGAACTAAAGAATTTGTTGGGCCTCCTAAAAAGCTTTTTGAAAATGACGAAAAAGCTACTGCTGATACAGCAGCAAAAGCGATATCTGATGCAAAGAAAGCTCAAGATAAAAAAGATGCTGCTGATGCTAAAGCAATATCTGATGCAAAGAAGGTTCAAGATAAAAAAGATGCTGCTGATGCCAAAGCAATAGCGGATGCAAAGAAGGTTCAAGATAAAAAAGATGCTGCTGATGCCAAAGCAATAGCGGATGAAGCAGCAAAAGACTCAAAAGAAAAAGAAAAGGCTGAAGAAGAATCGGATAAAGCCGAAAGAGCATTGGCTTCTTATTTTAGAAACAAACAAAAAAAAGAAGCAGAAGAGTCTGAAAAAGCTGCAAATGATTTAGTTAAACAGCAAGAACAAGCTGCAAGAAATCTTGAACAGGCCAATCAAAAAACCCAAAAGGAATTAGATGGTTTGATTGGTGCTTTTCAAAGATTAACCCCGCTATTCAAAGGCCCATTAGTTAACTTTGGCTTAAAGATGATAGCTAAAGGCATTGGGTATAAACAGCCAAAGACAATGTCAAAGGGTGGAGATGTTTCCTATCTTGCTGATGGTGGTGATGCTTCAAATCCAATGAAGCCAAAGGGTACTGATACCCAACCAGCGATGTTGACTCCAGGTGAGTTTGTTGTAAACAAAGATGCTTCCCAA